CAGTCCTTAACAGTTCAACTATTTAGAGACCTAATTCTGGCGAGTTAAGTATTTATTTAACTCACTAATCCTGTTACCACTATCGTGGTAATATTCATACCTTAGGAGGTACAAATTGGATTACTTAACAGAATTACCGACTGACAAATCTTTATCCATTATCAGTCATATTTCCTCGGTTTGCTCTCAGTTAGGCGGACCCCTCTCTCAAGAATTAAACACTCTTGTTCAAGAGGGGAACTATTCTGATCTAATCAACTTTAAATTTGATTACCAGAAGCCCTATACGTTAGACGACTTTACCTATGCCCGTCAAATTCAAGCTCTTGTTTCAAAACAGGAGTTTATTGACTTTGGTATAGATAGAGAAATCGAAGCGTATAAAACCTTTTCTGAGGCTGAAAAACTCTGTTCTCAAACGAATGAACGTTTCCGAGGTAGTCTATCTGATGTTTCATCAGAGTGTCATTCCGTCCTTTACGGAGCGACACGAAAAATAGCTACCATACTCGGGGACGTTCCTTCTTATGAAGAGCTTAGTTTCTCTTTTGGACCGGGAGCTACAACCAACGTTAAACGAGCGCGGTCTAACCCTAGGGTTAAACTTGAAGCTCCTCTAACCTGTAGTTTCGAATTTGTTTCCCATGTTAAAGAATTCATGTCTGAATTCCCTGGCTGGGTGCGATCTCACTCACGTGAAAACGTGGTTGAGGTACATCTGACCAGTGGGAAACTTCAATTCGTGCCGAAAAACTCAAAAACAATGCGATCGATCGGGGTGGAACCCCTCCTCAATGGCTTCGGCCAACAGGGGATTGGGAAATACATCCGGAAAAGGTTGCAACGTGCTGGAGTTGATCTAACTGATCAAACTCGGAACCAAAAGCTAGCTTGCATAGGTAGTAAAGACGGTAGCTTAGCTACCATCGATATGTCCAGTGCAAGTGATACTATTGCGTACGGTTTGGTCTTACACCTCCTTCCTATAGATTGGTTCGAATTATTGGACCGCTTTAGGACGGGATCGGTAACTTACAAGGATCAAGTAATTAAGTTAAACAAGTTCTCTAGTATGGGTAATTCCTATACTTTTGAACTCGAGTCGCTTATTTTTTACTCCCTTGCTGTTGCTACGTGTTCCCATCTTGGGATAGATCCAAAGAATGTTAGCGTATATGGGGATGATGTAATTATCCCCGTTAATGCCGTAACCCTATTCACTGAAATCCTGACTGTATGTGGGTTTATTATTAATACTGATAAATCCTTTCAATCAGGGCCTTTCAGAGAAAGTTGTGGTGCTGACTACTTTGACGGAATTGACATCCGACCCTTTTATTTAAAAGATAAAATATCAGGGCGCGTACTCTTTACCATGCATAATTGGTTTGTAAGACATGGTGAACCTCAGCTTGCTGAGATCGCCAAATCTTATATTCCACACCATGTGCGAATATACGGTCCTGACGGATATGGAGATGGCCATTTAATTGGCTCATATTCACTCCGATCAAGTCGTAAACTTCGTCGCATGGGGCATGAAGGAGGCTTTTTTGATACGTATGTTGCTAAGGCCAAGCGTATTAGCTTACCTGAGTTAACAGACTGGGTTTATCCGTGTTACAGTATTTACGTGTCTGGGGGGCAAAACGAAATGCCCTCCTCGCACGATGTAATACCTGGATATAAAACCTTCAAAAAAGTGTCAATCTACACGTTGAAACGATCCATCTTTTCGTGGTGAGTTTCAATGGTTAGTTAAAGGTTACTTAAGTAACCATTTAGGTTCGTATTGAACCACACCCATTTCTGAAATGAGATGGTGGAGGCGATTTCGCTATTGG